GTACGTCCAGGACGATTTTCTTCTCCCGGCCTTGCTCGACCAGCCTATCTTGGGCCTGAAAGGAGTCGGCAAAGGCCGCAGTTTCGCAATCCATATCGGCGTCGGTAAGTCCTTCCACATTGCGGTTCTTCATACCGACTAACTCTCGAAAGGGCTGGTTTGCATAGATGAACACCGACTTGGTGTCCTTGATGCCCCACGGATCCGGTTGATTGCCAAAAAAATGAATCAACGAGCGGATGTAAGCATCATCCCCTTCGCTTATTGACATTTATCAATTTTAGCAGCTGCTTATCAGGGTATTTTTCCCCCTATCGGTATTTCTTATATGCATCAAGAATAAAGCTCCTTATAACAATCACTTACAAGGAGTGTATTCGTGTGTGATTTTTGCAGTGAACACATCGACTCTTTAGACGCCCTACAATCCAGCCTGGAAAAAGGTACTGCCATCATCGAGCTACTGGACACCGCGCTTAGTGCCGGCATCGAGGTAAGCCCGAGGGTGGTATCGTGTGCCCTGTCTGCTGCCCACCAGCACCTTCAGGTATCGGAAAAAATAAACCGCAGCCTGCAAATAGGCTGCGGTTCAAAGGAGGTGCTTCGCCTTGTTGATTAGTCATCGAGCGCCTTTTGGCTGGCCTCCCATGCGGCTGTCATTGCCTCAACGCGGGTGCCCTTGATTTTCACCCTGGCCACCTCCTCGCCTTCAACCAGCGCCCAGGCTTCCCAGTGCTCATCATCAACCTGGTGAGCCACGAGTCTGGGCTTCTGCGCTTTCTTCGGCTGCTTTTCTGCTGCCGGCACATCAGCTGGAACCTCGACGACTGCGCCATCGACCGGAGTATTCACCACAGCAAGGGCATCGTCAGCCAGGTCGAGGTAGTCCTTGATCACCTTACGGCCTGAGCCCAGTTCCCGGGTGATGAGTGACTGTGTGATGTTCGCCTCTGGGTCTTCCGCAATACGCTCTTTCACCCAGTCGTGGATCTTGGCCATGGATGAGCGGGTGGTAATGTCCTCATGTGAGTCGAGCGCCGCGAGGGCTTCGGCTCTGCTCTTGAACTTGCCAGGCTTGTGAGCCGGCTGCTCTGGCTCGCTGTAGTCGACCTTGAATTGCTTATAGGCTTTCTGAGTCTCGATGTCCTCGTGGCCCAGCATCTCCTGCCAGAAAACGTCCTCGTCTTTCCTCTTCCAGCGTGGATCGCGTTGGAAGAACAGCTCATAGGCCAGACGCGCCCAGATGGCCCGGCTGTCCTTGAACACGCGCTCGTCACTGCCAAAGAACTGCTTGGCGGTTTGGTTGAGCGTTTTGGCGCAGCGTTTGTTGATGGCGTCGTTCCGCTTAATTTCGCCCAGTTGGTCGTACTCATCCAGGGCGCGAACTTCTGGCAGCTCGCGCAGGTTCTTCAGCGCCAGCAGCACCAGGTCGGAGTCGACCAGGGTGTAAATGGTATAAGTCTCTGAGTAATCGGCCCCGCCGCGTTTCTTCGCTTGGCCAGAGAACTCGATTCGCTGCTCGTCAACCTTCTTGAACTCGCCCTGCTTCAGAATCTCGATAGAACGGCGGCCGGTAGCCAGGCCAATACCAAGCGCCAGCCGGCTGAAACTGTAGGTGCTGTCGCTGCCGACCGTCTTGGTCTTCTTGGTCAGCAGCTCCACCACGCCGGCCATCAGCTCGTGATAGTTGATGTCGACCGTGGCGGTTTTCTTCTCGGTCAACGCCTCGGCGGCTTCCTCTGCCAGTCTCGCTTTTTGTGCACTGGGTAGCGTCAGATGGCGCATAACCTCGTGGTCTAACTTCATGCTGCGGATATCCTCGAAGGCCTCATCGTTGTCCTTGATGCCCTTCAGGAGGTCGCGATGCGCCAGGCGCAACTCGGTGATGTTATCCATGGCCCCGATGGCCTCCAGCTGCTCAGCGTATTGCGGGTGCTTCTTGGCCAGCCGCTCTATCTGCTGCTCGAGGCTATGGTGCTTCCAATTCTGTTCAGTGACGGCTGCCCTAGCCATCGTCATGTACTTACGATAGGTGCTCAGAGCGATTCTGGTCGCATCCTTCCGGCGCTTATCGTCGTGCAGCTTGGTCTTGAATTTAGTCGCCGCCCTGGTGATCAACTTGGTTTTTTCAGACCGAGTAATCGCCTCATTGTCATCGATGGTTTTCACCTCCTCGACGAGCTCATTTATCAACTCCTCGAGGGTTACCTTTTGTCTACTTTCGCCGCTCATACCATTTCTCCTTGTGGTAACTGGTACATATTTAACCCTACATACATATATAGCCCTATTTTATATACGTGTCAACCCCTAGGGCGTAACAGTGTACACACCTAGCCCTATACCTATGTACATACATACCTTGCCCTAGGGCTTACTATGGTGTATATTGGGTGTTGTATGTATGTGCGTACGTGTGATAGGGTTATATGTGTACATAGATACACCCATACTAGGGGTGTACATAGACGACCCTTGTTAGTTGTGGGTGACCAAGCAGGCCGAGTAAAGACCATCAAGAGAAACGTGAGCAAGCATTGCCGCGTAGGTGGAAAAGTTAAGCCTCAAGGTATCAGAGCACAAAAAGGACGGGTGTATAACGCAGGGAGCAGAAAGGACAGCCGAAAGCGACTAGCGCACAACGCTATGAAATATAAGGCTTTGAAGGCAGGCACGAAAGGACACAGCAATAAAAGGTGCAATGTATGCCGTATAAAAATGCGCTTGCGTTTAATGTACATTTATACTAATGTACTTTTGTTCAAATTGAACAAGCAACGACAAACGACTAGGAGAATGAAATGCCGAAAGTTATCGCGGTACTCAACCAAAAAGGTGGATCCGGTAAGACCACCATCAGCACGAACGTGGCCAGCTGGCTACACAGCCAGGGAGAATCCACCCTGCTGGTAGACCTCGACCCTCAAGGCTCTGCCTCAGACTGGGCGGATGCACGCGAAGGCGACGAGCTGTGCCCCGTTGTACGCATGGGCAAGTCCATCTCGAGAGACCTGCCTAAAATCGCACGCGACTATGATTGGGTTGTCATTGATGGAGCCCCACAGGTGAGCGAACTGGCAGCCGCGGCCGTGCGTGCCGCCGATGTGGTTCTGATTCCTGTTCAGCCGAGCCCCTATGACATCTGGGCCTGCTCTGACCTTGTGGAACTGCTCAAGGCTCGCCAGGAAGTGACTGACGGCCACCCTCGCGGCGCGTTCGTCATCAGCCGAGCAATCAAAAACACCCGCCTCAGCGGCGAAGTGATGCAAGCCCTCGAAGGGTACGAGCTGCCAATTTTTGCCAACGGCACCACCCAGAAGGTGGACTACGCCAACACGGCCAAGTGGGGCGGCTCAGTGGTCGACCTGGAAGATGAGCACAAGGCTCGCTTCGAGATCAAGATGCTAGTGAAAGAGTTGAAGGAGTTCGCCAATGCGTGATGTGAAGCTGTCAGCAAAGAAGCCAGGCCAGCGCGACGACAAGGCCAAGGCTCTGGCTGCGGTCGTTCGTGACGACCTGGACGAAGAGCTGAAGCGACTGCCGGTCGATATCCCGGCCAGCTACCACCGACGCCTGCACAGCATGCGAGCCAACTCACTGGACAACGTGCCAGTGCGCAAGTTCGTCATCGAGGCGCTTCAGGATCTGTTTGAAAAGTATGAACGCGGGGAAGGTGAATACCACCTGCAGGACTAAGAAAAGCGAAAGCCCCAGGGCGGCAACCCTAGGGCTATCAGTGACACAACAACCGTCTGACTAGGAGGCAATCATGTCTGCACATGATTATAACACTGTACGCGGCTTAAAACTAAGCCAAGTTCCAACCAACGAGCACTACAAGCGCCTGGTGCGCCAATACGCTCAAACCCACTGCCACGGCTTCATGCGTGACGCCCTGCTGAAACTGGCAGCGTAAGGAGGCGCACATGCATATCGCAAAGCAAATGATGGCCGAGTTCGGCAAGCAGCTGGTGGGTAAAACCGTCATCACCATGCCCATGGGGCTATGGCCAGGCGGAGCCGCCACGGTCACCGAGCTGAACCCAGACCCAAACGCTCCCGAGATTGTATTCAACGTCAAACACGCGACCACCGGCGAGGAGATCGGCGTGTTCGATGACGAGTGGGTATTAATTGCAGAGGAGTGGCAAGCATGAATTGGAACTGGAAGGAAAGCGCGGAAGACATCCTGGGCATCGTGGCCATCGCGGCCGTCAGCTGCCTGGTTATCTGGTTAACGAAGTGAGAGAAGGAAAGAAACATGATACCGAAGCAACAAGCCCAGCAGTGGCTGGCAAATAACGCCCTGATACTCGATACCGAGACCACCGGACTGGACAGCAAGGCCGAGATTATCGAGATCAGCATTATCGACTGCGCCGGCAACGTGCTGCTAGATACGCTGGTGAAGCCGACAGCCCCTATCCCGGAGGATGCGACGCGCATCCATGGCATCACCAACGAGATGGTGGCCAACGCACCCACATGGCCAGAAGTTTACGATCTCTTTGTGCCACTGGTCGAAGGCCGCGAGCTGGTCATCTACAACGCCGACTACGACCTGAGAATGATTCGCCAGGCTGACGAACGGAACGACCTGCTCAACATCCGCACCCAAGCAGACTGCGCCATGCTGGCCTATGCCGAGTTCTATGGCCAGTGGGACGACTATCGAGGCCAATGGAAGTGGCAGCGCCTTGGCAATGCCGCCAAACAGCAGGGCGTCGTTATCGAGGGGAAAGCGCACCGCGCACTGGCTGACTGCCAGATGACCCTGGGCGTCATCGCATCGATGGCCGGCCAATGGTGCACCACCATGCAAAGACTCAAATCAAAATGCGGCTGCCCTGACTGCGGCAGCAGCCTGGTACAAATTGGATAATCTGGAGAACCACATGGACTATTTCGACCTGCAACAACTCGCTGGCGCGGCCCTTGGCCTGACCGAAGAACAGACCGATGCGATCATCGATGACGACGAGGACTTCGACACCCCATTGATGGAGAAATTCGGCGTCGACTTCGACCAGTTTTCAGAGGTGGCCCAGGCGCTTCTGCCGCTAACCCCGACAGTGCAATCACCACTGACCGGCGTAGTCAGCCACGCCTTTGTTCGCCAACTTGGCGGCGGCAACTGCCTGGCCATTGCCAAAATGAACGCCAAGGAACAGCCACCAAAGGAGAGCAAACAGTGAGGAAGGTTGTCGCGCACTGCCCAGTGTGCAATAAAGTCTGCGCCATGGCCGTGGCAGACACCGTCGACGAGATGAGTGAGGCAGCCAAAAGCGCAAAGACCTGGGAAAGAAACGGCTGCAAAACAGCCATCATAGACCACAAAGAAACCGACCCCATGCCAGAGTGGTGCAAAGGCCACTAACCCCACCAAGCCCCGCACCTGCGGGGCTTTCTTTTTCCTGCAGATAAGACTCGACTCGTGCCGGTGGTCGAGTTAGTATAATTGTACATTTGTACAAAAGCACAAATAAACAAAGGAGCTAACCCCATGAACGAAGTACAAAAACAGTTAGAGGAAACGATGAAAGCAGCCGAAGCCTTGGCGGATGCGCTTTACCACCTGAACCAGGCGGCCTCGCGAGAAGACAGCAGCGTCGGCTGCTTGATGCACATGCTGGTAATGCCTCAACTCAAGGCGGCATGCGATATCAGAAGTCAGGTCGAGCAGTTGAACAGCAGTTACAACCACAAACCGGAATAAGAAAGGGGCCGGGGAAGCCCGGCCAATAGATAAGACTAGGAGGACACATGACATTAACCACTGAAGCTAAAGCCATCCTGTACGTAGTAGGCAACAACACAGGGGCGCCGGAACTGGGCGAGGTGGCTCAGGCCGTTAGCCTTGGCCAGCACGCGGCAGCCTTCATCCTGGAACAGATGAAGCAGCACAACCTGGTTATCGAGTGCGCCGGCAGGTTCACCCTAAGCCGCGAGGGCGTTTCGCTCCTTAACGACCTCAGCTGATACCAGCCAGCACCAGGAAGGCGGCCCCGGCCGCCTGTCCGTCCTCCTATTTGCCCGCCTTGTGCGGGCTTTTTTTAACAGTTCGTCGGCTGGGCAACAGCTCGAACAAGGGCCATGATGCCGGTCTGAATATCGGTCTTGCCAATAGACGCCCAACGCTGCGGCTCTGCCGCTTTGAAGCGACGGTACTCGTGGCACTCATCAGTTGCACCGGTGTCTTCGGTGTAAGGCCTGCCATCATACTCAGCGCCGGCAACGGACTGACGGGCAGCTGACAGCTTCACCTCGAGATCGGTTTCAAGGCGGCCTGCCAGTTCGGCATGCAAGTTGAGCAGCTCCTGCCCCTTTTCCTTGATGCGGTTCATCAGGTCGATCTCTTCCTGGGAAAGGTCGCGATAGCCCTTAATTTTCTTGTGTTGGTTGTCCATTAGGATCTCCGTTTACCAGTTATAAATAATCAATTCACCGGCCTGCTTGCCGGCACGACCGCCAACGGTATGGCGCAGGCTAACTTCCTGCATCCGGAAGCCGGCGAACGCCTTTCGGATATCCGGGTGGTCGTTGATGCTGATCACCACCTTACCCTTCACCGTCCTGGCCATCTCGGCCATGCGCTCATATTGCTCGAAGGGGAAGTCGACACCGTAGCCCTCGGTCTGCCAGTACGGCGGGTCGAGGTAAAACAGGGTGTGCGGTCGGTCGTACTTTTCCATGCACGCCTGCCAGTCCAGGTGCTCAACGTAAACACGGCTCAGGCGTAGGTGTGCCTGGCTTAGCGTCTCCTCGAGGCGCAGCAGGTTCAGTTTTGGCGGCGTAGTGGTGGCCGTGCCAAAGGTGCGGCCGGTAATCTTGGCGCCGAAGCCCATCTGCTGCAGGTAATAGAACCGGGCAGCACGCTGAATATCGGTCAGGGTCTCGACGGGCGTATCGTCCAGCCACTTGAACATCTCGCGACTGATAAGCGCCCACTTGAACTGGCGAACGAACTCCTCGAGGTGATGCTGCACCACACGGTACAGGTTCACCAGGTCGCTGTTCACGTCGTTGATGACCTCGACCTTGGTCGGCATCTTCATAAAAAACAGGGCAGCAGCCCCACAGAACGGCTCCACATAGCACTCGTGCTCTGGGAACTCTGGCAGGATGTGTTTAGCCAGGCGGCGCTTGCCACCCATCCATGAAAAAAATGGTTTATTACTCATTAGTGAGCCTTTCCTTTGCAATTTGAAAGATGATCGGATAGGCTTCCCGCGCCTCGCGAGGCAGGGAGGCCGTGGTCGGCTCACATGGCATGCTCATGTGGGTTGACGGCAGTCGGGTGTCGCAAGCACCTGACTGTCGCCTTCTTCTTCGCGTCTATAACGGTTCGGTGGCTTCCAGCGAACAGCGGTATCCCTGCCCTCTGTTACCCCTTGAGATCACACGGTCGAGCGACCAGCGCCCTCTCATGTAATCCGGAAAGCTATCGTCCAGCTCCAGGAGCCCCTCGGCGACGAGACGCGGGTCACCGGGCACGTCCATGCGTATCTTCACGCCGGTACGGGCCAGCTTGCGCATCTCACCGTTGGCAGCCTCGTTGGCCTGCTCCTGGCTGTCGTGCTGGTTGCGTAGCTTCTTGAATGGTGCCTCGCCCACTTTCACCTCGAGCTCCTTACCTTGAGCAGGATCCCAATAGGTCGTCACCACGCCCTTGAAGGTCGTGCGACTCGGAAAGTCGGCCTCAGCATTGATAAAACTGGCTGCCGTTGGCACGTTCTTGGTAGGCAGGCTGTAACGCACTGGCGTCAGGCTCTGCCCGGACAGGCTTTTAACCTGACCACGACGGGCCAGAACATAGAGCTGGTCGACTGGCTTGGTGACGGCGTCGTAACGCTTAGCCAGCCTGGTCAGAAAACTCATGTCCGTCTCGTCGGACTGGTCAACGTGCTCGAGCATGATGGCGTCCAGGTCAGGCGCTACCCGCGGCGAGTAGCCGTGGGTCGTTATCACCTGGCGGAACAGATCGCCGAGAGTTATCTTCTCGAAGCTGCGCGAGCGGCGCTTCTTGAACTCGGTCTCGTCCTTCACCTGGAACGGTGCGGCCGTAGCCACAATGGTCACGCTGTCCGGGTAAATCCGGGGCGTTACCCTGGTGATCTTAAAATCACCTTTATCGGTCAGCGACTCCTCTTCTGCGTAGCCCACCTCGAGGCCGATGGTCTCACCCTCTTTCGGCAAGCCATCAATGCCCTGAGTGTCCACACGAAGCGTCAGCTGGTCAGACTGCCTACCGGCTGCGTCGATAAGCTCCCACGTCAGCAGCCGGGTGTTTATGAGCTCGGCGTGCGCCCCACGGACGCGCACCATTGGCGTGTAACCTAATCCCATGCTCTCACCACCTTACGAACTGGCGGCGGAGCCAGGTCGGGAATAATCACATCGATACCAGCCGGCAAGACCGGGCCATGCTTGGCCAGCCCCGGATTGATATCGAAAAGCGCCTGCTCTGCCTCGTCATCATCGCGGCCCAGGTGCTTGAAAAGCAGCAGACCGACCGTGTCGCCGGCACGGGTTTTAACTGATTTCACCGACAAACTCCTCCAGTGACACATTGAAGTCGATCACCATGGCCGTGCCGTCATCGATGACGCGCTTCTGGGTCTCGGTGATATCCATGATTTTCCAGCGGCCCAGGTTGCGGCCAAGGCCGTCAACCACGGTCTGAGGCTTTCGGGTCGCCTGCAGTTCGCGCAGGCGGTCGAGGGCGTCCATGCCCTCAGCGCCGAACACCTTGCCGTTGATGGTGATGCTCTCGAGTCCTTGCCCGGTGTTGTGGCTGCGTGGCTTCGCGTTGGTGATATCGATATTCACCCAGCCACCGGTGGACTTGCGAACCAGCTGCTCATAGGCCGTCTTGTTCGCCAGACTAAAGACGAAGTCGCCCAGGGCGAGCTGTTGCTTCATCAGGTGTTACTCCTATCGGATAGGGAGGCGTCCAGCCTGACCGCCAACTCGCCGCCACCCATCATCGGCATCAGCTCTGCTTTCATCCGCTCGATGAGCGAATCAATCAGGCGCTGGTCGGCCTCCGGGTTGCCAGATGACGGCGGGATGGTTATGGACGGGCTGAACACCATTTGACGGTTGTCTTGCGATGCGACTTGCTTCTGCACCTGCTCTGGGGTTGGTAGCTTGTCGGTCGTGCCATTGACCCGGTCATTGCCGGCAATCATCTCCGAGACCTGAGCAGGTTTAACCTGGTCTTTCTCGTCGTCACCGCCGAACCAGCCGCCAATCTTGCCGCCGGCCCACCCACCCAGTGCACCGCCACCAAGGCCGCCAACAATGGAGCCAATCACCCCGCCGATAGCGGTACCAATGACTGGCACAACGGATCCAATGGCCGCGCCGGCAGCGGCACCTGCAGCAGCACCACCCAAGCCGCCGACCATGTCGCCGGCAGTGGCACCGATTTGCTGGTTGTCGCCGTTTGAAATGGCAGAAGTCAGAGCCGCACCAGAGAGCGCAATATCAAGCGGCCGGAACATCTTGCCGGCACCCTTGAGTAAAGCCCCTCCAGCTGGCAGGGCGCTGAACAGGTCGCCAGCGGTACCCGCCACACTCGCGCCGGCCATAGCCAGGTCGCCAGCGTTAGCATTGGCAGACATCAGCGACAGCGCCGTGCCGCCGGTAATCAAACCAGCCAGACGCCCCCACTTACCGCCGCCACGCATACGCATCCGGCGACGGCCACGACGGCCGCGACCCTCGCCACCAAAGTCGCCCAGGTCTGCGCCGGAGCCGCCCATAGGAGCACGACGACGGCCCATGCGAGCCATGGTGGCATTCATGCGCTGCAGCGCCCGGTTTGCCAGGTTAGCGTTGCGAGCCGTATCGCCAGTGGTTGCCGATAGCTTGGCCCTGCCCAGCTTCAGCATGTTGATGCCTTGCCCGAAGGAGAGGCCCACCATCTTGACAGCCAGAGCGCCTACCTTGAGCGCGACCAGCCCCATCCCCACCATGGCGATGCCCTTGGCGATGGTTGGGTACTTCTCGGCCGCGTCAGCCAGGTAATCTGCAAAGTCGGCAATCGGGCCGACGATGTCGTTCAGTGCCGGCAACAGCAAGGTGCCCACGCTTATCTGCAGACGCTCGAACTTGTTCGACAGCAGCTGCAGGTTGTTGGCCGTGGTTGCGGAGCGTGCCTGGTACTCGGCCTCCATAGAGCCCTGGTACTGGGCCGCGTCGGAGGTCATCTTGAAAGCGTTGCGCAGGTTGTCGAGGTTCTTCAGCATCGGCATGACCGAGCCTTTTACCTCTTCACCGAACAGCGTCGACACCAGGGCGTTGACCTGCTCCTCTGGCACGTCCTGCATCGCCTCGAAGACCTTGATCATCGTCCCGGGTGCGTCGCTCAGCATATCGCCGGCTAACTGGTTCGGGTCGAAGCCAAGCTCTGCCCAAGCTGCCTGCTGCGCCTTGGTGCCGGTGTTACCCTTCATCATGGCGCCGGTGATGTTCTTCAGCGCCGTGGCGGCAACTTCCTCGCCAGCACCGCCCGAGAGCAGAGCCGCCGACAACGAGGCCGCCTGGATCTCATTAAGACCCGCACTCATGGCCACCGCGCCCTGACGCTTGAGCACCCCGGCGATATCTTTCGCCTGGGCGTTCATATTGTTCGACAGGTGGTTAGTGGCATCAGCCAAGGCGACAGCCTTCGCCTGGGACAAGCCCATCGAGGCACGCCAGGCTGCCATGGTGCTGCCGGCATCATCGGCAGACACATCGAACGCGGTCGCCATCTTGGCGGCCGACGCCGCAAAGTCGAGCAGCTCCGCTTTCGCTACACCAGACTGGCCAGCAGCAGAAACGATCTGCGCAATACCTTCAGCGGCCATCGGTATCTGGGTGGACATCTTCAGGATGTCGCGGCCCATTTGGTTGGCCTCGGTGTCATCCTTGAAGTTGACCACCTTCTTGACGTCAGCCATGGCCGACTCGTAGTTGATGGCGGCCCGTATAGGCTGCGCAGCCACGTAACCCATGGCGGCCGTCTCGAGTACCTGACCACGCAGGTCAGCGCGTGCTGCCCGGTTGGCCTCGACCCGAGACTGCGCGTCGGAGACCGACTTCAGCCGAGTCTGCTGGGTCTTGAGGGCGGCGTTCGCCTGCTCAGTGGCTCGCTCGATGCGCTCCTGCTCGCTGGCAAACTTCCGGGCATCGACGCCGGCTTCGCTCAGACTTTGCTCCAGGCGCTCGAGCTTGTTGGTCTGCACCTGGTGCTCGATGGTGAGCTGGGCCGTCTTGGTCTTAGCCTTCTCGAAAGCGTTGGTCAGCCGCTTAGTGGGCTGCTCGGTTGCCTCCATCTGGCGAGCCAGCTCGGCCTCGTCCAGCTTTGCCTGTTCCAATGCGGTGCTGGTTTCAGCCAGTTTGCGCTGCATGCGCTCAAAGCCGCTCAGGTCACGCTGCGCGTCCCGCAGGTTGCGCAGCTCTGCCTGCTGCCCCTTTATCTGGGTGACCAGCTTGTCATTGGTGTCACTGAACGACTTGAACGGGGCGCTGAACTTATCCAGCGCGGCAATGGCAATACTGTATTTTGCGTCGGCCATGCGTTAACCCTGCTTCAGTCGTTTGATGGTCAGCTCATAACGCCGCAGCGCCTTGTCTATTGGCCACGACAAGATCTCGCGCTCGCTCGCGTTGTAAGCCAGTGGAATGATGTCTGTTAGGACGTCGACGTCTCGGCGGGAAAGTAGTCCGCCGTTTCGTTCAAAAAATCGTTGATGCGCCCCTGCAAATAGTTCCAATCAGGTGCCGACAGGCGGTTGAGCTCGTCATGACTCAGGCCGGTGCACGACATTGTGATGAACTGGCTGCGAGCTTCTGCGTTGGGTTGCTTCTGCATCAGGTCGGTGGTTTCTACCGATGGCACCTGCAGCTCGACCGCTTCGATAGTGCGACCGTCATCGCCCTGGATAGGGATGAGCAGCAACGGCTTATCGGTATCGATGGCCACGCCGGCACGCTTGAAGAAAAAGTCGCTACCCTTGGCCACCAGGTCGGAGAGCTTCAGGCGCAGCGCATTCCAGTCCGGCATCTTCAGGCGCTTCACTTCATTGGCCGACAGGCCACAAGAAAGGCGAGCGAACTGGGCGAAGGCTTCACGCTCTTCAGGGTCGCCAGCCAGCACTTCGGCATGATCGCCGTGGTAGATGGCACCGAGTGTCAGGGTGGTGATGTCGTTGCCCTTGTCGTCTTTGATGGGCCAGCGAAGGGTCAGCGTTTCAGGCTGAAAGTGGGTCTGCTTAGTCATAGCTACTCCAGGAATAAAAAAGGGCCACCGAAGTGACCCAAGTGCGCACGTTTACCAGGGAGAAATATCGGGCCTGTTACGGCAGGCCCACGTTGCGGCGATGCTCCGCCATGATGTCACCTTGTCCCAGATTGATAACCTGAGTCGCGGTGTTGATGTCATAGACGGTCGTGCCGTTCTCGGTCTTCTTGTAGGCCGTCAGTGAGCCGGAGATGGTCACGCCAGGCTTGCTGCCCATCTTGACCCCTTCTTCCTTCACACCGACCACTTCACCGGACAGGCTGTAGTGGAGCGCGTACTTGTTACCCTCCTTGTCCTGCTCGGATGCCTTCACGTCGACCTGGCAGATTTCGCCTTGCTTGAGGCCGTAGGCTGACAACAGGTCAGCGGTCGGCCCCAGCACTTTCAGCTCGTAGGTGAGCTTTTCCAGCCCCACCATGATCTCGTCAGCGATGAACTTGCCGCCTCGGGCCTCTTCCATCACCTTCTTAACTTCTGGCGGAGTGAACTCGTCAATCTCGGCCAGTAACGGGTGACCGTTGACGGTTGCTGCTAACAGCTTGCGACTGCGTTGGCCTGCCATTACAGCACCTCCTCAATGAACTCTTCGACGATGCGGTCTACCGCATTCAAGTGGAAAATCATGTGCTCGTTCGGGCTGTAGCGGCCGTAATCGATCACGATGTACCAGGAGCCGTTCTTGTACCGCTCGACCGTGTTAAGAGTCGGGTGCAGGTACACTTCACCACCTGGGATAATTTCAGCCGCGACCAGGTCTTGCATGAACAGGTTAATCTTCTTGATTTCCTGCTCCATGAAGCTCTTGGTCAACTGCTTGGACATAGCACGCTGGCTGGCAGCTTCCAGCTTGCGAGCAATGGCGTCCTCGAGGCCGACGAACGAGATGAACTTGCCCGTCACCGTGCGGTTGCCGATAAGGCTAAAGCCGCCCATGCTGGTGCGAGCAAAGTAGCTCACGCCGTTACGGTTGAGCAGATCGCCCTCGGTGCTCTTGTCCAGAATGTTGTAGTCGATGACTCGAGCCACATCCTGAATCAGCACGCCCTGGTTGCCAGGAGACTCCCACGGCTTCACCGCGGCCACCGCGCCCATGGCGATGGTGGACGGCGGGACGTAGATATTCCCCTGGGCCTTGCGGCTGTAAATCGCCGGCATCGGATCCACCATGTAGACACGGTCGTGACCGGTGCCTTCACCGCCCAGCAGGCCAGACAGGTCAATCGCGTCCTGAGTGCTGCCGCTTGGGCCATCGATAACGGCGCGGCACTTCAGGCGCTGGGCCATAGACGCCAGCGCATCGATAACCGCTTTATTCTGGCTAAAGCCAGGCGCACCAATCAGCGTCGGGCGCTCGGTGCATTCGGTCAGTGCAGCGATACCAGTGCGACGGCCAGTCGCTGGATCAATACCGCCGATGATGTTGGCCATGGTAGCCGCATCGTCAGCGCCTTCCGGTACCACGATGAAATACTGGGGCACAGGGGTTTTCTTCAGCGTCTCGCTGGCAGCTTGCCAGCCGGTGCCAAGCTCGTTGCCGGTGCTGTCCAGGTACTGGGCGTCGGCTGTGTTCGCCACGCGGAACGGTACGCTGAACGCGACGTCGGCATGCTTATCCGGTGCGGTCACAACCCAGGCGACGACGTTGTCGCCGGGTGGCCCCATTGGCGGTGGCGGCTCATGGGTCTCGATGGAGATCCCGTTGTGTTCAAACTGGTCAATCACGGGCATGGTTAGCTCCCCTTCTTACTTGAACTGGTGACGAGCTCAATCTTGCCAGTGCGGGTCAGGGTGGCCGCTTCACAGTCAAGCAGCTGCAGCTGCTCGCCTGGGTCTCGCCAATGGCCTCGCCACTTAAAGGCAGTGAGCACCTTGTAGGTTTTCTTCATTGCTATCTCCGGGCATAAAAAAGCCCCGGCGATAGCCGAGGCTCAGGTACAAAAAAACCGCTCGAGGCGGCGGGTTAGACAGTTGGCTTTTCAGGCCACACGACCGCGTCCGGGTCGCTGTAGGTTTGCGGGATATCGCGCAGAGCCTGACGGTAGGCCGTAAACTCAGCTTTTTTCGCTTCATCAAGCGGGGCGTCAGGCATCTGAGTCCAGTCGGTCTCCGACACCTTGCGATCGCGCATAACTCGAACGGAGGCCCAAGCCATAACCTTAATATCATCCAGCGTAGGACTATACTTTTCTTCAGCGTTTTCCATTTATATCACCATCAAAATTCAACAACATCGGACAGAGAGAGTTTTGCCTGTAAATCACCAACAGCAAACAAACGACCATTACCCACACGCATAGAATCAATTCGCACCGTTGAGTAATAGATATTTGGCAACAAAATTCTCAGAATTACATTACCAGCACTGTCTGCATAACACGACGGAGTGAAGTTTCCAAACGCAGCCTTATTAGTAATATCCCGAACAACCGAATAACAATAGCCAGTAATAGTCTCATCAATAATCTGAGCAGTACCAAAACTATATCCACGAATATTGAACCAAAACATCTCGTTATCGTTGTTAATGTTTAACGGGGTCTTAAAGTGCATATAGACATTAGCTTCTGTCCCCAAATCCGTAGAAGGCAAATCGCCGCTTGAGCTGGCACCTCCTGCCCTGGTCTGTCGAACTAGCCCCTGCAGAATATTCATCCGCATAGTGCCATAACCGTTCGGATCACCAATCACATCTTTAAGCTGACGCCAAGCATCAAACTCCTGTTCAGCCACATCCATGCGCTGGTCAATCTGCCCAATTTTATTATTTACCGCAGCGGTCAGGTTATTGGTCGCCTGCACTGCGTTAGCGAGCTGCTGTTCTACGCTCATCATTTACCCCTTACTGAGTTGTGATTCCGTTAATCAAATCTGCACCGTCCTGGAATGCCTGGGCCAAGGTGTCCAGGGCGTTGCCCAGCTCGGTGACGAGTGCATCATGGTCGGTCTTGGCCGTGTAGTAGCCTGGAAGCTGGCCACCCAGCTTGGAGCTATTCACCGCCGTGGCACCAATAGCCAGGAACCTGGCATCAGCCGCCACCTTTGTATAGACGTCGACCGCATTGGCTTTTTTGCCCAGCTCCACCGTGATGGTGCTGGCAAAATTCGGGTCATTGCCGAGAGCCGCAGCCAGCTCGGTCAGGGTGTCGAGCGCCTCGGGCGCCGCACCAATCACTTGCTGGATGCGATCATCGGTTTCTGACTTGGTGTAGGTGTTCGCGGCATCGGCCTTGCTGGCCAGCGCGGACACCGACAGGGTGATGGTAACGCTCTGACTGCCGTCAAAGTTGCCGGTGCCGGTCGCATCACCATCAAAAGTAAAGGTGCGAGCCGTTGCCAGTTTGGCCGCGGTCGCAGCCCGACAGCCCAGCGTGTTGGCTGGGTTATCGAGGTATGCCTTGTTGTACACATCAGCCTTCTCCGCTTTGTTGCGGAGCTTGCCGTCAATCACCCCAAGCAGACCGTCGAGACTGGTCTTCATGGCGGCGATTTTGTCGAGTATCACCTGTATGGCCATCGTCACTCCTCAATGGCTGATATGGCCCCGGTGTGGTAATCGAGGCGCTGTTTCATTCCGTCGACCAAAGCGGTCAGACCCTGCAATGTATCGCCGGCCAGCTCCTGAGCCTCAGTGGCGGCCAGCTTCGCTTCGTTAGCCGATTGCTCGGCCTGCAGGGCTCGCTGCAGCACGTTTTCGGCGACGGTACCAACTGGCCCCTGAACGCCGACCGTGACCACCTGCACTCGCGGCTCTGCCGGTTCGCGCACCTCAACCACACTGCCCTGGACTTTCACCTTCACAATGCGCTCGACGCTATTGGTGACCACCACGCGCTGACTGACGTTAATCATGGATAGCGCCCCTCAACAGCTTGGCCCTGCCGCGCAGAATGCTGTAGACATCCCCACTGGGGAAGTACACCCTCAGCTCGTAGTCCGCGCCCTCCCACTGGTTCGGGTAATGGCCTCGAGTCTGCTCTGGCTTCACCTGGACGGAGATGGTGCCAGTGGTTGGGTCGGTCACCTCGATACAGCCGTTCTCGGTACTGCAATCGACCAGCAGCTTGTCGGTACCAGTGCGAACCTGGAAGCGAACCGCGCAGCCTGAAATATCGATAGGCGTCTGCGTTCCGCTCCCGTCTTCCCAGGTCACCTCAAAGCCGAAGGTGGTGCCGGCGACGATTTCTAAATCTGGTGCTGGCATGGCACCTCCTTACACACGCTTCTCCAGCTCGTTGAAGCGGAACAGCAGCTCAACGTGCCGGGTCATGTTGTCAATCTGGGCCGTGGCCATGGTGGCCAGTTCCTCGGTCATCATCAGATTGATGTTTTCCGTACCGACCACGACGGTCACGCTGTCGGTTGGCAGCGGCGAGATATCCAGAGTGAACCTCTGGATCCAGCTGCTGTTAGCCGACTTGTACGTGAGCAGGGTGTTCGGTACCGAGTACACGGCCAGCAAAGTGCCGGACTCGAGGTAAAAGCCAATCTCCCGAACCTCGTACTCGAGGGAGCCGGTAAACTTGGCCCCCATGCGCAGCTGGGTCGGACTCAGCTCTTCATAGTCAACAATTGCCACCCGTTGCTTCTCACGTACCAGAGCGGTCTGAGTCGCCAGGGGCGTATAGCTTTTGTCACCGGCCGCAATATGGGTAATGGCGGCCTTGATGCCGGTATTCTTGGCGCTTATCAGCTCAGCCAAGCCGGCATTGGTGAACTGGACACGAGGCTCGCTCATGTTGTGGCTCCCGGTGCAAAGTCAGTGAACAGATACATCCGGTAAGCCCCGCCGGTGAACACTGTGCCGCCACAGGCGGTTATGTCAGGCAGGACACCCGATGCGGTGTCGTCCGTCGCCACAGCCTGGTAACAGGCTCCAGCGGCGTGAAAGTTGGCCGCCACAGTTGGCGAGCCAGCGATGTCGCCCTCGTAGGACTCATCGAAAATCGTGATGCCCCGGTCTGGTACCGAAGACAAAGCGAGACCCGTCTCCACACCAAAGGCGAGGATCAACTCATAACTGTCGCGCTCGCTCTTGGCGTCTTCGATGTGGGCAATCATGCGGTGCACGACGTCCTGGTTTATGGGCGCGTTCTGTCGCTTCCAGGCAACCAGCTCGAAGTGGTACGGCTGCCCCCTTGGGGCCATCTGGTACCAGGGCGTGACCTCGGCGTCGTACTCCAGAGAGTCCATCGCCAACATCAGCCCCTTGCGGGTACCGGCAAGACGCCTAACCGGCCAGGCATTGGCCACGGTCTGACGCTGCTCGCTTTCCGGTGCGGCCGAATCCCACTCAGGAACCCCTCGGTCTTGCGCGAGGTATGGCAGCATCGGCTTTTTGGTCTGGCGCGGGTTCAGCAGCGCCGGGTATGGATTCTCGCTTTCATACAGCAGCTGCGTGAACGCCAGCTCCAGACCGCGCTCTAGTGGGCTGCGGTTGTCTGGCAGCAGGCTGTATTCACTCATAAGGTGCGGATCTCGATATCAATCAGCTGACACCAGGGCGCCTCATCCAGACCCGCGGCCAATTCGGCCAGCGGCTCCAGCAGGTCGACCTTCTTGGCGCCGGCTTGGTGCAATACGTGATACACCATGCTGGGCGCGACAGTTGCGCCCAGGTGGTGCTGCTCGTCGGCATACTGCTGCAGCAGTGCCTCAGCGGCCGACTTGGTGACCTGAGTGTCCGGGCCTTTGCTGATATAGGCGATGGCACGGATTTGGTACGGCAAGATGGTGGCCTTGGCCACGGTGATCTCGTCGGTCTCAGGAGCTACATCGTCACGCTGGAAATAACTGGTCACAGCAGCAACCAGTTCGTCGCTTGGCGTGCCGTTTCCCTCTCGGGCCAACACGGTGACCTTAACTTCACCGGGTGCGGTACGCAGGCCGGTGGCGTCTTTCACCTGGCCGGCCATGCTGCCCTCGCCGAACTCATAGGTCACGACGACCTTGTTCGGCTCTGGCGCATCGACCGACACGGTAGGACGTTCGTCCAGGGTCATGGCGTGGTACTTGTACGCCAGGCGCGGCCCGGCATTACTGAAACTGTACGGAGCCAGGAAGTAACGCAGCCGCAGGTGCTCGTTGCTTTCAAGAGTTGCAGGTACTGGCGGGAAGGCATTCGCATCGCCATCATCCAACACCTGCCGGCGCAGCCCCAGGTTGCTGACTACGGCGTCGAGGTTGCTGTCCTCGGCCCAGTAGGCAAACATCTGCAGCGCGTCTTCATTCACCTCGCGGATGCGGGTTTGCAGTACGACCGTGCACGCTTCCACCATCTTGGTGGCCAGCTCGGCTTCGTTCTGCAGGGTCTCTTCGACCTTGGCGGCCATGGCCGCGTCGCTCTTGGCAACGTGGTCAATCACCGCCTGCTTGAATCTCGCCAGCTGCTGCTCGAACGGCGGCACCGCGACCACCTCCGGCTTGGCCAGCTGGTTCTGTCCAGGAATAAACATCAGACGGTGACCTCAAATGTACTGAGCTGCCCTTGCCATACCCCCTCAAACCTGAGAGTGATGCCGCTATCGTGGCGGCTGGCAATGCAGCGCGTGGGTTGAAAATCGCTAATCCCATTGACTGGGTTGTAAAACGCATCGATGGCATAGGACTGGGCCAGTATCAGCTGCTGGTCGCTCATGTTCCGGCCGAGAGTCTCGGGAACACGGCTACCAAAGCCGCGGCGCTTCTCTCGACCGCCGATGCGGGTCGTCATCACCTGCTGGACGCGGGAGACCATTTGCTCCCATCCAGTGAGCGTGCGACCGGTATTGCGGTCGATTCCTATCATCACGTCACCTTGTAAGTACCGGCGCTTGAGCCACCTGTAACAGGCACCTCGGCGTTTTGGGTGATGTGGTTCACTATCCCCTCAGCGAGAGCCAGCCACCAATCATGGCCTGCACCTTTGTCTGCTTTCGGCGCGAAGCCCTTGGCCGTCATGGCGGCCTCGATATCTTGCGCTAGTTTTTCCGGATCAAGTGCCATCACTTACCTGCCGTTACCTGCGAAGAACAGTCGCCGTGCGGCTTGCCCGTCACCATGCAAATATGGTCACCGGTCACCACACCCTTGCCACCGTTCAGATTAATTTTGCTCCCGTCGACCTTCACAACGCCGCCGGCTTTCACGGGC